GCTGCCTTGCTCGCGGCGCTGCTGGCGTTGCAGCTCCTGCAGCTCACCGTCAACCACCTTTAGCTCCCTGGTCTCCTGCGGCGCGAACACATGCCCGCAGTCGCGGCACACCTGCGCAGCGCTCATGCTGGTGCTAAAGCACACCGGGCATACCTTGACGCTGGGCGCTTGCTCGCGGTCGCGTTTGCGGATGCCGTCTAGCGTCCAGTCGCGGTCCTCGAGGTGATGCCCTAGCCTCAGCGTGTTGCCCACATGATCCAGCACCACGGCTGTCTTGCCGTGGCTGGGTCTCAGGCAACGACCGATCATCTGCAAGTGCAGGCTGACGCTCTGCGTAGGTCTAAGCAAGATGCACCCGCCGACGCTGGGCACGTCCACACCTTCACCAATCAGACTGCAGGATGTAAGCACCTTGATGCGGCCAGTGCCGAGTGCCGTCAACAGGTCCCCGCGCTGGCCGGTGGTCATGGTGCCGTCGATGCTGGCGGCAGGGATACCCTGGCTAACGAAGAGCTGCGCCACCGCCTCGGCATGAGCCACGCTGCAGCAGAACGCAATAGCGGTCTGGCCTGCCAGATGTTTGCGGTAGTGACTGCAGCAGTCACCCATGATGGTGCCGACACGCTGCTCGGCTTCTTTGGTGTCAAAGTCACCCATCCGCTTACGCAGACCTGTGGTATTGAACCCCGGTGGTGCCAGCACACGGGCACTAGCGAGGTAGCCGTTATCGGTCAGCCACGCAGCGCTGGGACCCTGCACCATGACCTCATAGTGGTCACCAAGCCCACGGCCGTCGCCACGGCATGGCGTTGCAGTCACACCCAAGACATGCGCCTGCTGGAAGTGCTGCAGCACGGTTGCCCACTGGCCAGCATTGGTGTGGTGCGCCTCGTCTACCACGAGGAGCTGAAAGAACCCAGCCGGCAGCTTGTGCAGCCTGCGGGCAAGGGTCTGGACTGAGGCCACCTGCACCGCATGGCTCAGGTCCATGCTGCGGCCTGCTGCAATGCGGCCATGGGTGACGCCCATGGCCGTGAGGCTGCGGCTGGCTTGGTCCAGCAGCTCAGCCCTATGCACCAGGATGCAGACGCGGTTGCCCTTGCGGGCGGCGGATTGGGCGATGTAGCTGAATATGCAAGTCTTGCCACCACCAGTGCTAAGCACACCAAGAACAGACTTTTTGCCTAGTTGATATTGAAGGCGGATTTCGTCCACCATCTTTTGCTGGTAGGGGCGAAGTGTTACTGCCATTGGTCGCTCTTGCCAGCGTTGCAATCACGGCACAACACTTGCAAATTGTCAAGTTCATTGCTGCCGCCCTTGGACACGGGATGGATGTGGTCTATCTCAAGCGTGGCACCATCCTTGGCAGTTACGCCGCACATCTGACAACGGTAATCATCACGCTTTAGAATCTCAAAACGCAGGCTGGGTTTGATAGGTTGGCGTTTGGGTTTTTCTGCCATGTTATTAATATCTGATTTCGATAAATTAATATCAGTCCATTCGATAAAAGTTTGACCTTTGTGTTGATAAATTGCAAGAAAAGATGCAGCCGAACAGCATTCGCAGGTGAACAATATTTTCATGCCATCCCTGCGAGGGCTTGGGCAATCAACCATTGGAAAGTTTGCAATATGCTCACTTCTAAACCCGATCTTTTGAGTTTTTGCTATTAAAACTTTTCTTAAAGTAACATAATCACCCGTTTCATCGTCTTCGCCTCTGTAATAATATTGAATACCTTCGTGATGCAAATAATTTCCGCCGCACGCAGGACAATCAAGGCCGTCGTAGGCAAATTGGGTGCCTGAAATCGGTAATTTCACGGGTTTGGACTGGGTGCCTTGCAATCTTAGCCAAAGTCGCTAAGCTGTGCAAGCCCCACGCCGAAAACGTGCATCCCATCTCGGTTTTGTTCACGCCCGAGCAGGTGAAGTGGCTGGATTCCCGTCGGACCGCTGGCCTGTCCCGTAGCGCTGTCATACGTCTTGTTGTCGAAGAGGCCATGAGGCTGCACAGCCGTGGTCTACTGCCCGCTACCGGACGCCGCGAACCATGAGCACCCTCGACGCAGCACGCGGCAGGTGGCCAGACCTGCTGCAGCAACTTGGCGGCTTGACCGCCGAGCAGCTCACTGACAAGCACCAGCCGTGCCCGCTTTGTGGCGGCAAGGACCGTTACCGCTTTGACGACCAAGACGGCTCGGGCTCGTGGTTCTGCAACAAGTGCGGCGGCAAGGCCGGCACTGGCGGAGCGGGCAGCGGCATGGACATGCTGATGCGTCGCACGGGCTTGAGCTTTGCCGAAGCGGCGCAGCGGGTTGAGCAGCATCTCGGCCTAGCCAAGCCAATACCAGCACCCCCTCTCAAGGGCTGGCATGCGCACTGGCGGTACACAGACACCTTTTATGTACTGCGCCGCAATTTGCCGGATGGCGGCAAAGAAATCCGCCCCCTTTGGTTTGACGGCGAGGCATGGCGGCGCAAGGCACCGCCATCACCGCGTCCCCTTTACTGGGCACGTCGTGATGCAAACCTGCCACTGCTGATCGTCGAAGGCGAAAAGACCGCCGATGCAGCCGCTGCATTGTTTCCCGGCCATGCCGTACTGACCTGGGCGTCAGGTTGCCAAGCCATTGACAAGGCCGACTGGTCCCCCATCACCGGCCGCCGTTGCGTGTTATGGCCTGATGCGGACATGCCAGGCCGTGAGGCAATGGCAAAGCTAGCGCCACGGTTGCTTGCTGCTGGTGCCGCACAAGTGCGCATTGTCCATCCGCCAGAAGAAGTGCCTGAAGGATGGGACCTCGCTGATGCGGACTGGTCGCCTGCTCAGGCTGCAGCGCATCTCATGTCCAACCGCTCAGCGCCCGTTGAGCTGCCGGATCCTGTGGCTGAGCCATTACTAGCCGAGCCGCTGCCCGAGCCTGATCCCATACCGCAGGCTGATAGCTGCTTCACCTGCCTTGGCTTTGACAATGACAGCTTCTACTACCAGCCACACAGCACTGGTCAAGTGACCCGCTTGTCACGCAGCAGCCATACCGGGACCAATCTGGTATCACTGGCGCCTCTTAGTTACTGGGAGACCCTGTACCCATCCAAGACTGGCGTCAACTGGACAGCAGCAGCAAGCAGCTTGTTTGAACGCCAAGCCGCCGTTGGTGTCTACAGTCCAGACCGCATCCGTGGCCGTGGCGCTTGGTGGGATAAGCGCGTCAGCGTGCTGCACCTTGGTGATCGTCTGGTCGTTGACGGTGATCCGCGTGATGTCAGCGCTGGAGTGCCCGGGAGCGCCTACCTGTATCAACGCCTTGCACGCCTGCGTGGTCCAGCAGATGCCAAGCCGCTAGCCGATGATGAGGCCTTTGTCCTGGCCGAGCTAGCCGAGCGTTTCCACTGGGAGGTCCCGGCATCTGGCCTGCTGCTTGCCGGCTGGGCAGCACTCGCCCCGATCTGCGGTGCGCTGGACTGGCGTCCTCATGCCTGGCTCACCGCAGGTGCCGGCTCCGGCAAGTCCGCCATTCTTGACCGTTACATCTCGCCGCTGCTAGGGGACATGGGCTTGGTCGTGGCTGGCAACACCACAGAACCAGGTATCCGGCAAGCCCTACGAGCCGATGCCATGCCGGTGGTCTTTGACGAAGCCGAATCCAATGAACGCACGGATCAGCAGCGGATGCAGGCCATCCTCGGCCTGGCGCGGGTTGCCAGCTCAGAGTCCAAAGCGCACACACTTAAGGGCAGCCCTGAAGGTGACACACAGCGTTATACCATCCGGTCAATGTTTCTGATGTCGTCGATTGCTACGGCACTTAAACAAGGCGCTGATAAGTCACGCTTTGCTCAGCTCACATTGCGCAATCCAAATGAGCTACCAAAAGCTGAACGTATTGCGCACTGGGAAGCCTTAGACCGCGACCTTGACAAGCATGTATCTGAAGCGATTGGCCAGCGATTGCAGGCACGGACCATTGCGTTGATACCCGTAATCCGCGCCAGTGTGCGCATTTTCACTCGTGCAGCTGCTGAGGCATTTGATAGCCAACGGCTTGGTGATCAATACGGCACGCTATTGGCAGGCGCGTGGTCTTTGCAGTCCAGCAAGGTCGTCACCCGAGATCAGGCATGGCAATTGATTGAACAGAACAACTGGGAACCCTACTCCCAGTCGATTGAAATACCAGATGAAAAGCGCTGTTTACAGCGCATTCTGCAGCATCAAATCCGCGTTGAAGGTGATAAAACAGTTACCCGAACCATCGGCGAACTTGTAGATCTTGCGTTGCATCATGGTCATGACATGGTTGTAACAACTGAGCTAGCAGTGGCCACCCTCGGGCGTAATGGCATCAAGGCTGAGCAGGGCGCTATTTGCGTATCCAACACCGCCAACGCCATTGCCGCCATCCTTTCGGACACGCCATGGAGCAATTGCTGGTCAACCGTGCTGGCGCGTTTGCCGGGCGCCGAGAAGGTGGGCGTTATTTGGTTCAAAGGTTCAGGCGGTAACAGTCGAGCCACCAAAATCCCCCTTGAGGCCGCCTGACCGTTCGGAGGCGTTCGGCCGAGAACCCTTGGTATGACTGGAAACTAACGGTCCTAACGGTCCTAACGCTTTTCCGGAAGAGCCCCCCTTTAAGAGAGAGGGTGTAAGTGTGTGGGTGGGTGGGGTGTTCTCTCTTGTATGTATATGTCTTTTTTAGCGTTAGGAGTGTTAGGTTAGGGGCTCAGCCCAGTGGTGGCGGGCGATTTGCGCCGAACGCCCACCGTTAGGCGACCGTTAGGACCGTTATGAAAGAAGTCAAAGTCCGGTTTGAGCCTGATGACCTGGTGGTGATCGACCAGCAGGCAGCAATGGCAGGTGTCAGCCGGTCGGAGTTGATCCGCAGTCGGGCGCTCGTGTCGAATTGCGACAGTGGCCTCACCGTGGCGCGTTACCACCGGCTAGTGTCCGATGCGCTAGCCAATGTCCGCGGGGACATCCCACGGCGCATAGTGGAGCAGCTTGTCGCTTATGTCATTACATGGATCTCATCAACATCTCAGCCAAGCAGCAACCCGTGATCAACCGGCTCCATGACGCCATGGAGCATGCACTTGCATACGCTGCTGCCATCCGCGACAATGCCCAAGATGACCAGCAGCCCATACCGGCTGAACTGGTTGCATCATTCGCCGCTGACTACGAGCGGATTGTTTCCATCCTTACCGATGCCGCCACATGAAACTCATCACCACGCAGGCTGATCTCAGTCATGCACTGCGCACCATTGCCCCAGCCGTTGGCACCGGCAACAGCCACCCGATCCTGAGCTGCTGCCTGATCGCCGCAGATGCTGGCACTATGACCGTCACCGGTTTCAACCTGGACCTCGGCATCACCGTGCGGGTTCCTGCTGCTGTAGACACCCCCGGCACCGTGGCGCTGCCGTATCGGCTGCTGGCTGGCCTTGTAAGCCGCATGGACGATGGCGAGCCTGTGACGCTGTCAGACGGCGCTGTGAGCGCCTCCAGCGGCTCTTATGGCCTTGCGGTGCAGGATGCAGCCGATTACCCGGCAATGCCCGTTGTGGAGGCTCCTGGCGCTGAGCTGGACCTGACCGCTGGTGTGCGTGCCTGCATGGCGGCCGTCAGCACCGACAGCAGCAAGCAGATCCTTCAAGGCATCCACATGGCAGCCGGGTTCATGGAGGCCACCGACGGCCACCGGCTTATGCGTATCCCCGTAGCGCTTCCCGATGGCATTGATCTGGTGCTACCCGCCAGCACGATGAAGCTGTTGCAGGACCGCACCGTCACCGTCGCAGCAGCAGCCGGCCAAGCCGTCATCGATGCCGGTGATGGCGTCACCATCTACAGCCGCATCCTTGACGGCAAGTACCCCGACGTGGCAGCGCTGGTGCCGAGCAGCTTTGAGCACACCATCACCCTGGACCGGCACAGGTTCACCCGTTGCTTGGAGCGTGTTGCGTTGATTGCAGAGGCACACAACTCCGTGGTTAAGCTCACCGCCAAAGCAGGCGCACTGACCATCACCGCCGAAGCCGATGCCAACAACGGCAAAGAGCTGATCACCCATGAAGGCAGCGCCGCTGGTGCCTGGGCGTTCAACGTGCATTACCTGCTTGATGGCCTCAAGGCTATGCGACAGGCGGAGACTGTTACACTGTCGGCCAATAGTGCAACAACACCAGTCGTGCTAAGGCCGACTAGCATGACAGAGCAAACCTATCTCATCATGCCTGTTCAAATCCGGGAGTAATACAATGGCGCGCAAGTGCAACAATACAGAGTCAGAACAGCGCACAAATGCTGTCTATGACTTGCTCTTGCGCGCTCACAGTAGAAAGCAAATCATTCAGTTTGCCGCAGAAAACTGGGGGGTCGGTGAGCGTCAAGCTGATGCTTATATCGCCCGCGCTCGTGAGCTGCTGTCTGCTGATGCCAAGCTGGAGCGGTCCCAGTGGCTAGAGGCTGCCATTGCACGAGCGATGGAATATGAACGCCGCGCTGCCGAGAAAGATCAGCTCAACACCGCGCTCATTGCACTGGACAAGCAAGCCCGGCTGCTGCGGTTTGAGATGAGCTAGTTAAACTGCTTGTATTGCAGGGTTAGTCATGGCACGTCGTTACGCACGAGACAACCGAGGCAGGTTTGCTTCTAGCGGCACTGGCGCTACTGCTCGCGGTGGCCGGCTTAAGACTGCCAGCGGCAAGAAGCGTGCAACGCAGACCATGCAGGCTGGCAGCGCTAAACCTTCCGGCGCCATTAAGGGCAGCGTGAAGCGCGACCCTAGCGCCGCCGGGAAGATTGGGCAGGGCAAGGCAAGGGCATCCAAGCCGGCTCCTAGCGCAGCAATGATTGCACAAGTGGGAAGAGAGAGGCGCGCCACACGCAACTTGAATGCCGCGATGAAACGCGAGGGTGAGGGTCCCAACAGCAAGGCATCGCGCAGCGCATCAGTCGCCAAGCGAGCCCGAGCAATCTATGCAGGCAAGGTTGACCCCAAGGCAAAGACCCGAGCCCGGTTGACTAAGACAACCGATTCCGAAGCGCTGCGGAAGCGGATGAAAAAGATGAAGGACAACAACGCAGCCAAGCCCGCCAGCAAGCCTGCGGCCAAGCCTGTTCGGCGCGGTAGTGGAATTACAACCGCAAAAGCTGAACGCATTGTCGCAAGAGTTGACGCCAATCGCCCAGGTCAGCGGCGCGCATTTGGTTCGGCAAGGCGTAACAGCAACGCTTTAAGAACACAAGAACGAGCTACAGCTTTCCTACTTGCTCCTTCGCGTCGTGCGCTAAAGCGAGGTCAAAGAATTGGCACAACTGAATCCGTGCGTCGAGCGATTGCAAATGCGCGCAAAGCTCGCTAAGCTCCAGCCGACACCACGTCACACCATGGAAGACTTCCTCGCTGCAGTCGCTCAAGCCATGAACGACTCTGAGCTGACAGCCGTTGAGCTGATCGGCTGTTTAGAGATTGCTAAGGCTGAGTTGATGGAATCACTGTTTAACGCTGAAGAAGAATGAAACCTACTGTTACAGCCGTTGGTCGGCTGCTTAAGCCAAAGGGCGATGAGCCGCGCATCCTGCATAGGATTGCTGTTCACCCTGATGGCAGCATCAAGACTGTTGTCCGCAAGGTTCTGTGAGCATCGTCAGCGGCATCTGCGAACCAGTGCCGCTGCTTGCGTTTATGCAGCAGCAGACGCCAGAGGATACGGGTGACTTAGTTGCCCGCATCCGCGCTGACCTGCACCCTGGGCAGCTTGCGTTTGTGGATGACACCGCAACGCAGATCCTTGGCATCAGCGCTGGCTATGGCGCCGGCAAGACCAGGGCGCTGTGCGCTAAGGCTGTGATGCTAGCGGCGGTTAATCAGGGCTTTATCGGTTGCGTGATGGAGCCGACCGGACCGCTGATCCGCGACATCTGGCAGACGGACTTCGAGGCATTCCTTGAGGCGTACGACATTCCGTACACCTTCCGCGCTAGCCCGCTGCCGGAATACATGCTGCACCTGCCAGGCGGTGACACCAAGATCCTGTGCCGCAGCTTTGAAAACTGGTCGCGCATCATCGGCTTGAACCTTGCCTGGGTGCTGGCGGATGAGATCGACACGGTGACGCCCAGCATTGCCAATAAGGCATTCCCGAAGATCCTTGGCCGCTTGCGTTCTGGCAATGTCCGGCAGTTTGGCGCGGCATCGACGCCGGAGGGGTTCCGGTGGATGTGGAACACGTTCGGCAGCGATGAGGCTAAGCAGCGGCCAGACCGGCAGCTCATCAAGATGCGCACGGTGGACAACCCGCATCTGCCGCCAGACTTCATCGAGCGACTGGAAGCCAACTACGACCCCAGCCTGCTGCGGGCGTACCTCGACGGTGAATTCGTCAACCTGACGACCGGGCAGGTGTATGACCGCTTTGACCGCAACAAACACTGCATTGCAGAGCCGCCAAATACTGCATCGGAGCCGATCCGGGTTGGCATTGACTTCAACGTTGGCAACATGTCTGCGGTGATCGCCGTTCGGCTGAATAACGGTTTGCTGGTGATCGACGAGATTGCCGGTGCGCATGACACCGATGCCCTGGCGCAAGAGA